TGCCCGACCTGCACGCCCGTCACACTGGCGAGGGACCACGACGCCGCCCAGTCCGTGACCGGCGCGGCGAAACTCGTCGAGAGAATAGCGGCCATGCGTTACACCTGATACAGGGCGGCCATCAACGTCGCCGTCGTGGTGGTCGCGTTGACGCGCTTCACGCGGATGGGGAGGAGCTGGCCCGCCGTACAGGTGAAGTTCACGGTCTTGCCGTTCGGGAACACCGCGACGACGATGCCCGCACCGCCGACCCAGATCCCATCGGTCACTTTGGCGAGGTCGACCGTGTCGCTGGTCGTGATCGCGACGGCGTCCGTGTAGACGTCGAGCGTGATCATGGCGTCGCCTCCGCGAACGTGAAGAACCACTCGTTACTGAGCGTCTCGCCGTTCCGCACCGCGACCGACACACTCACCGCGGCGCTCGCGGTGTCCATGTTGACGCCGGTCGTCACTTCCGTCGCCGACACGTAGGTCGTCACCTCGTCGCTGCCGTTCCAGACGATGACGGAGTCGGCGACGAAGCCCGTGCCCAGCACGCGCACCGTGAACGACGGCGCCCCGAGCTCCACGGTATCCGGGTCGAGCGACGTGATGACCGGGGCGTCGCCCGGCGCCGTCACCGGCACCGCGCTCCACCCCTCGCCGAGCGCGAGCGCCTCGGCGTCGGAGTCCACGAGTTGCGGGGGCTCCGTCTCGTGGTAGCCCCAGCGGGGATAGGTCTGGGACGTCACATACGCGAGCCGGAGCGCCGCGCGCTCGGCGTCGAGCGCCTTGAGCTGCGCGTCATACTCGGCGGCCGACATGGGTGGGTCCGTCACGCGCGGCAGCGGGACCGGGGCCATCAGGGCACCGCCACCGGCGTCGGCTGCCACCCGGCCCCCAGCGCCTGCCGTTCCGCCGGGGTCGCCACGACGCGCGGCCCCTGGGTCGCGTGATACATCACCCGCGGGAAGCGGCGGCTCGCCACGAGCCGGGCGGCGAGCGCCACGAGCTTGGCCTCCAAGTCCCGGCGCCGGTCGAGATACTCCTCGAAGCTGAGCCCCGGCTCGCCGTCGTCCTCGGCCAGCGCCCGCGGCGTCTCGGCATACGACCGAGTGGTGCGCGGCGCCGGTTCCGTCCGCGCGTCGTCGTCCTCGGGGTCGCTGACCGGCTTGGCTTTCGTCATGGCGTCTCCTCCGGCGTCGGCGGGGCCTTCTTCGCAAACGGGCGTCCGCGGGGCCGCTTCGGCCGTACGGGGATCTCGCCGAGGTGCTTCGCGCCCGCGGCCTGGTCGGCGGCCTCGGCTTCGCGTTGCGCGGCCGGGCTCATCTGCCGGTCGGTGTAGGCCCGCTCCGCGGCGGCCGTGCCGATGGCCTCCTGGCGCTTCGTCTCGGCGTCGAGCGCGTGCTGCGGGTTCGGACACCAGCCGGCGGCGAGGGCCTCCTGCTCCTCGCCCTCGGTCCGAACGGTGCGCGGCGGCTGGATCAGCTCCACCCGCCCCGCCGTCGTCGTGCCCATGTAGAGCGCCTTGGGATACTCCTGGTGAATATACGGCCGGTTCCACCGGGCCATCTCCTTGGCGTAGTCGGTCAGGCCGAGGGCGGTGTCCGCCATGGCTACGCCACCGTCACGCTGGCGAGCGCCAGGATGCCCCACGTGCCGCCGTTGGCCTCGAAGGTGCAGCTCGCGCCGACACTCGCCGCGAACGTGCCGATGTCACTGGCGGTCGTCCCGCCCAGGAACCCGGCCGTGTAGGTCACGGTGTGCGCGTTGGCCGTCGCCGAGCGGAAGGTGAGCCGCAGCCCGTTCTGCGCCTTGCTCGGCGCCTCGAGCGTGATGGCGCAGACGCCCGCCTTGGTGATGACGTAGGTCGTGTCGCCCGGCGGCAGGTCCGCCGTCGTCAGCGTCACGTCCGCGCCGATCGTGCGCCGATCGCCGAGGCCCGCGGAGGGCAGCGGCACCACGGCGCCCACCGGCGGGCTGGGGAAGTCCGTCGCCAGCCCGGTTGCCACGTCCCCGAGGATGCCGTGCGCCACTTGCGCCGTGCCTTCGAGGCCGCGCCGCACCGGGATGACGGTCCCGGTCGCCGCCGCGGTCTGCACCATGTATTCGTTGTCGACGCGAATCGGTTGCCCGACGGCAAACCCCGTCGCCGAGGTCACCGTGAGGGACGTCGCCTGCGCACTGGCGGCGGCGGCGAGTGTCGTGTTCACTAAGGCCATCGTTACCCCCACACTCTGCAGGCCCAGTCGGGCCGGAACTCTTTGAAGCCGTAGAGCGCGTCGATGCGCGCCATCTTCTGGTCGCTCTGCGCCGAGTACTGCTTCACGTATCTGAGCGAGACGTTCATCTCGTTGTCGGCCACGCGCGCCACCGTCGCGCCGTCCAGGTCCGCATCGAGGTCCGCCATCGCCAGGATGAACGCCTCGGGATGGAAGAGCAGCGAGTTGGCCGACGTGGTCGCCGTCATCGTGCCGGTGCCGGTCGCCACGACCTGCCCCGAGCCGAGGACGAGGATGATCGCGCCGTTGGCCGGCGAGTTGGACACGTTCTGCAGGTTGCCCGTCGGGATGATCGGCGGGCTGATCGGCAGGGTCGCCATGTTGACGCCGACCGAGGTCGTCGTCTGCGTCACGGTGAACTGCATCAACTGCCCGGTCGAGGCGTAGTTCTGCGGGTTGACTTCGTAGACGCCGGCGAGCGTGATCACGTCGCCCGCGTTCAACGTCGCCGCGCCTGAGGCCCAGCCGTTGGTGTTGAGCGTCGACCCGGTCTGGTTCGCGCCGTTGACGAGCGGCGTCGAACTTGTGAAGCTGCCGGTGGTGTGGACGTAGCGGTTCTGGTCCTGATACCACTCGGCGATCCCGAGCTGGTTCCTGCCGAACTGCCCGTCCCGGTAGTTCTCGGAGATGGCCGCACTCGGATTGAAGAGCGTCGAGGTGTCCTGAATCAGGTTCACCATGTGAATCGGGTCGAGGACCGCCACGCGCCCGCTCATCGGCACCGCCACGAGCGTCATCTTCGCGGCGCCGGTGGTGTAGGTGAGCCGCGAGGTGGGCGCCGTGCCCGGCACGCCGACCGAGTGGGCGACCGTCGGCGTCATGCGCGTCAGGCCGTCGTAGTCGATGGTGTTGGCGAGCTGCTCGCCGGCCGGGTTGACGTAGCGGCGGCGCACGTCCTCGACCACGACGGTCGCATCGGCGGTCGACCACGAGGTGCCGATGTTGGCCTGGTCGGTGAGCGTGACCGGCACGGTCACGTCGTTGATCGGCTGCGCCTGGAAGGCCTGGCCCTTGGTGGTGCGGAAGCGCTGCGGCAGGCGGCCACTGACGGTGTAGCCCACCTTGGCGCCGCCCGCTTTGAATTTATCGTCGTACCAGCGTTCGATATTGGCCGCGAACTTCAGTTGGTTCACGGCGACTCTCGCGACGTCTTTGAGCACCCACGTCGGGGTAATGAAACTGTTAGCCATCGGTCACACCTGTTGCGGCGTGCCCGGACGGAGGCGCGGATCGCGGACGCTACTTGGTCCCTGGGACGCGCATGCGGTGATTCCAGATGCGCGCGTGCTCGGCCAGAGAGGTATCGTCCGAGAAGGCGGCCTTCTCGTCGGACATCGCTACAGGCGAGCTCCCGACCGGCGTGACGGGGGGCTTCGCGGTACTTTGCGCGACCCGCTGCGGCTGCGCCGGTCCCCCCTGCGGGGGCACAGCACGCGGGGCCAGATGACTCTCTAACAGCCGTCGCATCAGCGGAGCAGCGGCGACGGGAGTCTGCACCGACTCCTCGGCGAGCTGAAGGCACTCCTCGGGATGCGTTGCGAGGTAGTACACCAAGTCGGCCGCCTTCGGGGAATCCGCGATGGCTTCCTGCATGACGGCGCTGACTTGAAGACCTAGGGTATCAGCCTGTGTCAAGACCTGGTCGAAGTCGGGATACTGGACTTTGTCCGCATTCAGGCGCGACTGGAAGGTCTGGGCGCGCGACTTCTGCGTCTGCTCGGCGTCCCACTCGGCGCGGGCCTGCGCGAATTGCTGCGCGTGGTCCCAGCGCGTCCAGGCTTGGAGGTACGACGTGTAGGGGTCGGCTTCGTTGGCGAACTGCTCAAACTGCGGCTCGGTGCCGTTGCTCTGCGCGTGCGTCGGTTGCGCCTGCGGCTGGGATGCTTGCGTGATGCGCACGAGCTCCGCTTCGAGCGCCTGCGCGCGGCGTTCGGCCTCGGCCTGCCGGGCGAGCGCCTGCTGCATGCGCGCGATCGGGTTGTGGCGCGGCAGACTGTCGTCACGGCGGCGAGCCGGGGGCGTGTCGGTCGGGTTCTGGTCGGGTTCTGGTCGGGTTTCAGCCGCGGCGGCCTCGGTCTTCGGGGCGAAGCGGCCCTTCTCGTCGCGGGCGCGTTGCGCCGCTTGTGCGGGCGTCTCGGACGGCGGCGGCTCAAGCGGGGTCGCGTTGACGGGGTCCGGCGTGGCCGGCGCCTCCATCTCCGTGCGGAGGTCCGCCTCGCTCATCGTGTTGGTGGTGATGGTCACCCCGCCGTGGTCGACGGTGACGGACTCGGCCATTACAGCGGTCCTCCCTCAGGCGGTGTGAACCCGCCAGGCGCCATCTCCGGCGCGGCGGCCGGTCCGGCTGGCGCTGGTGCGCCTTGCCCACCCGGTCCTTGCGGCTTCTGCAGCTGGGCGGCGAGCTGCTGCTGCTGGAGATCGCGCTCCTGCTGCATCTGCGCGGCCTGCTGCTCCTTCAAGAAGCTCTGCTGGTCGAGCTGCTGCACGCTCTTCGCGACGGACCCCATCAACGCCTTCTCGATGTTCATCCCAGCCCCGACGTGCGTCTGCTCCAGCGTCGTCTGCGCGCCGAGCGTCGCCTGCTGCAGCGCCGTCTGCGCCGAGAGCGCCGCGGTCTGCTGGCTCATCTCGGCCTTGAGCAGGTCGACCTGCGCCTTGACCGACTCGATCCGCTCCTTGCTGGCGAGCTCCAACTGCGTCACCTGGACCTGCGCGTCGGCCTTGATGGTGTCGGCCTCGATGATCTTGTTCTTGGCGTCCAGTTCCTTCGTCAGCAGGTCGATGATCTCCTGCGCCTGCTGCGCCTGCTGCTGGAGCTGCTGGAGTTGCTGCTGCGGGCTCGGTTGCCCCGCCTCGTCCTCCTTGAACTGCGGCGGCAAGGTCTTCTTGGCAATCGCGGCCAGCTTCTTCGCGCCGGGGAAGTCGAGCTCGTCGAGCCAGAACGGCGCCAGAATGGGTGCCAGCATCGGCGCCGCCTCCATGATCGCCGCAATCGCCGCCGAGGTCTCCTCGCGCCGCGTCGCGTAGGACTTCCCGACCTGCGCCGTCACGCTGACCGCGCCCGCCTTGAGGTCGAGGACCTCCGCGCCTGGTGTGCCCTGCGGCACGGGCTTGGGTTGCCCGTTTTCCTGCACGAAGGGGATGTTGAGCAGCACCGAGCGGCGCTTGTCGTCCTGGCCGAGCATCCCGACGACCCGCCCTGGCCGGTCATAGATGCGCGGGATGAGGTCTTTCAGCACCTTGCCCTCGTAGAGCATGCTCACGCTCGCGAGGTTGTCGAGATACCCGCTCGAGCCGACCTCGGCCTGGCCCTGCAGGGCGCGAATCGCCACGCCCGAGCGCTCGTGCGGGTCGAGCTGCCCGAGCGACACCGGCGGCATGTTGGTCGTCGCGTGCAGGTCGTCCTTCGCCGCCGTGGCCGCGAGCGTCACGGCCTGAATCGCCGGCTCGGCGACGTTGCGTTGCGGCGGCGGCGCCGGGCTCCCGCCATAGGTCGCCAGCCGATACGGCAGATAGGGCAGGTTACGCGTATTCGCCTGCTGCCACCAGTGCTCGTAGCCTTCGAGCTGGCCGTCCGCGATGAGCCACTGCGCGCGCGGCGCGAGGCCGACGGCTTCCACCTGCGCGCTCCGCATGTAGTTGTAGCTCTGCTGGGCGTCGCGCGCGAACTGCACGATGCCCGTCCACCGCCGGTCGCCGTTGAGGTTCGCCTCGTCGCCGATGACCGGGATGATCGGGATATACGCGCCGTTCCACTCCTGCGGCCCCTGGATGACCTCGATCCCATTGATGAGCGACCAGAACACCTTCCGCCCGGTGGTGATGGTGCGCCGCGCCAGCTTGGAGCCGCGGTCCTGCTCGACCTGCGCGAGGATCTCGGCCGGGATCTCCGACTCCAGCGCCGTCGTCTCATCGGGCAGCAGCACGAGCGTCTGCGACTCCTCCCGCACCTCCCAGTACTCGGCCACCCGGCAGCTCAGCCCGGCCGAGCCGTGCGACGTCGTCACCCACGACGGCACCTCGTTGCCAAGGCTCGTCAGTTCCCGGTCGCTGTAGGACGCCAGCTTCGAGTCCTTATGCTGCCGGCGATACCGGGCGATCGGCATGTCCTCAGTCAGCAGGGCAAACTGCCCGTCCGACCAGTCCGGTTCCTGCGCGAAGGGGTCGAGATAGGCGCTCGCCTGGTTCAGGATGCGCTTGTAGGTGATTTTCTGGTCGAAGGTCTTGTTGTTGACGTACTCGGTGAGGATGCGGTACACGCCCCATCCGCAGACCGCCGCCCGCTGGAACGCCCACTGGCGTGCGAGGTGCGCCCGGCTGTCCGCCTGGCACGCCCGCGCGATGTCGTCATACGCCTGTGCCAGCGCCTGACTGGCGCCCTCGCCCTCGGGGGCAAAGGACAGCCCGAGCTTGGCTTGCCGCGCCGTGTTGATGACCTGCTGGACCGGGCCGCGGAGCAGGTTGAACTCGAGGACCGGCCGCGCCGGCACCGGCGGCAAGCCGGAGCCGCCGTCCTGCCCCCCACGCGCGCGCTTGATCTCGTCAGGCCACTGCGCGCCGCGTTCGTCGATGAAACGCAGGTCCTCGAGCTCGCGGGCGCGCTGGTCGCGGGTGGCTTCCTCGGACAGCTTGAAGCGGTCGAGGGCGTGCTCGTGCGCGGACGTATCGGGGGCGTCAGGGTCGGTCGGGGTCTCTTTCGCGTACGTGGGATCAAGCGGCATTGGCGTCCGTGCTCATTTTCCGCTTGGCGTCCGACAGCACGGCGAGAACCTTCGCCAGAAAGATGCGTGTCTCACGGCGCATATTCGGGAGGTCCGATATGACAATCTGAAGCCATTCAGTTGACCAGTCGTCAAGCGTGTATCGGTCCTTCATGTCGTGACACGACACGCAGGCAGGCACCGTGTCTGTTCCACCGTTCCGCTCAGGAATGGGGAAATGGTCGTGCTCACACCTCTCGCTGACCAGACCACCGCAGTAAAAACACGATTCAGGATTGCGCTTCTTCGCCATGGCTTATCCCGCGAACCGCACGGCGTGCGCGGCGGCCTCGACCTCGGCGCGGGTGTGCGTATCAGGGATGGCCGCGAGCGTCTGCCGGAAGTCGGCCTCGCTGCCTTTCATCGCATGGCGCAGGAGCTTGCGAATGCGGGCCGCCGTCACCGGCTTCGACAGCAGCGCCGCCGCGAGGAGCGCCGGCGTGCGGAATGGTCCCTGCATCGGTGGCTTGATTTTCCCACGCGGTGTCAAGGGCTCAGTCCCGGTCGCGCCGATACTTCTGCTTCACCATCCACAGCGCGCCGACGTAGAGCAGCACGAACGCCACCGCAATCGCCACCGTCGCGCCCACGAGGATGCCGGAGCTCACGTCAACCCTTCGGCGGCGAGGATTCTTTCTGCGATCCATTCAGCGATGGGCGGGACGATCGCGTTCCCCAGGCCGCGCAGGCGGTCCACCCGATGGGGTACGCCATGAGCCACTCGACCCAGTCGGGGTTCAACTGCCCACCAATCGCTTCGGTTAATGGTTGCCCCCGCGAAGATTCGACCAGCCTCTGCTCCAGCCATTCCGGCGTCCCTGGCGAGCGGTAGTCCCGGCTCGTCGGCGTCGGCCACATCCGCGCCGGGTCCACCGCGCCGAGCAGCATCGGATACCGCTTCCCGCCGTCGCCCTTCTGGTAGGGGACGTTCTTCGCGTCCTCCGCGCACGGGGTCGGCCACATGTTCCCTGGAATATCGCGGAGCTGTCGGCCCCGGCGTCCGTCCGGTGTCCGCGGCCCGCCCATGCCATCCGTCGCACTGGCGGTAGGCCACAATCCAGACGCGGTCTCGTCGGTGAGGCGCACCAAAGGCGCTAGCTGGTAGGCTCTGCCATTCCGCATCGTACCCGCACGCGGCCATGTCTCCGAGAACGGTACCGAAGAACCGTCCAGCCTCACTGGAGAGCAGTCCGGGTACATTTTCCGCCACGACCCATCGGGGTTTAAGCTCGCGAATAAGGCGGGCGAACTCCGGCCAGAGGTCGCGGTCGTCGGTGGAGGCGCCACGTCGGCCGGCGAGACTATGGGGCTGACAGGGAAAGCCTCCGCAAATAACGTCAACTGGTTCGAGACATCCGGTTGATACATCCCGCGCACCGCGATGTCGAGCGGCGTCAGTCCCGGTACGCTGTTCGTGGCCTTTCCCCGTGAATAACTCTGCGGGGTCGGCCATGTCGTCACGGCTCCCAAGAGGGTCGGGTTGTGATTGCCCGGATAACTCTTGCTGCCGCGTTCGCCGTCGGCTTTCGTCGGCGTCGGCCAGAGCACCGTGGACTTGTCGGACATCGTCGTAACGCCTCACGTCCGGCCAGTGCTGCGCGAGCACGGCCCGGCAAAACGGATCGATCTCAACCTGCCAGCGGATGTCGAACCCGGCCCGCGAGAAGCCGAGATCGAACCCGCCGATGCCCGCAAAGAGTGAGCCGAGCGTCAACGGACTGGCTTCCGCAGCGGCGGTCCCCACGTATCGCCCGTCCCTTCGGGCACGGTGGACGGCTCGTCATCCTCAAATGGCGGCGCCGTCGCGACCAACTCGATCAGCGCGTCAATATGCCGCTGAATGGCTGCCGCATTCAGAGGCGCCTCGACGGGCAGACGATTGCGCATCAGGGCCAACGCATAGGCCAAGGCGTGCGCGCGCTCTTGTGCTGTATAGGGCATCTACGCCATCCAGCCGTGCGGACTGCCCGGCCCCGCGGGCGTGTACACCGGCTTGTCCTTCGGAATCTGATGCCGCACCGCCAGCCCTCTGAAGGCATCGGCCCCATGCGAGGCCGCATCATGCACCGGCGTCGCCTTGAACTCGTCGAGCCGCGTGTTGTAGTCCCGCCGATACTGCCCGAGCGCCTCCAGCCCCAGCCGGCAGCGCGTCTGGTCGAACCAGCAGCGCGGGAAGAAGAGGCGCGCACAGTGGATGCCATCCTCCAGCTCCTGCCCGGCCGCACTCGACAGGCGCGGCGTCACCGAGAACTTCAGCCCGAGCTGCGCCGCCACCTCGAGTCGCGACTTCCCCGAGCCGAGCTCACGCACCGCAATGTCGTGCGGCGCCCAGTGCGTGCCGTAGGTATAGCGCTTCTCGCGCAGCACCTGGACGAAGTGAGGAAACCCTTCGCCGCTCGCCTCGTAGTAGTCGATGAGCCGCACCTGGCCCGAGCCCTTGACGGTCTGCGAGAACCAGACGCACATCGCGTCGCCGATGCCGAGGTCCCAGTCGGTGTCGACCTTCAGCAGCGGGTCCATCGGCACGTCGGTGATGCGCGTCTCGTGTCTGGCGGCTTCGAGCTCCTTGGCGTAGATGGCGCCCTTCACGGACGCCTCGAAGCTGCACTCAAACTCCTGCGCATACTCGTCACTGGTCATCACCGCGCGGGCGGCTTCTAAGTAGGCCGTGTCTAAGAGGCCGGTATCCGACGCCTTGTATTCGGCATAGAACCAGTCCTTCGTGCCCTTGGCCTGCGCGAGCTTGGCGTGCTGCGCGATGTCATAGAACTGGTTCTTGCCATTCGGCGTGCCGAGAAAGAGCGCACTGCCGCCACGGTCGACGAGCGTCGGACCGATGACTTCGGAGAAGGTCTTCGCCGGATGCAGCCCATACTCGTCGAGCGTGGCGCGGTCGAGATACATGCCGCGCAGGCTATCCGGGTTGTCCGCACCGAAGATGCGGTTCTGCCCGCCATTGGGATAGTCGACACGCAACTCGGACTGATTGAACGCGATGCCCGGCAACGGCCGCGCATAGTGCTGCATGTAATCCCACACGGTCGTCTTGCCCTGCGTGTAGGTCGGGGCGATGTAGGCGCAGCGCGGGCGTTCCTTGGCGCACTGCATGGCCGTCTGCTGGTTCATGTTGACGCCGAAGACGGTCTTGCCGAAGCGGCGATGACAGACGACGACACCGAAGCGGTGCGTGCGGACGAGGGCGCCGAGCTCGCGCTGCAGCGGGCGCGGCTTGTAGGGGATGTAAACGTCGAGCACCTCGCCCGGCTGGGCGGTGGTGGTCATTCGGACGCCCTCCGCGCCTGTGCTTGTTCGCGTTCGCGATGATAGTCGCGCGACAGTCGTGTCGCTGCGAACTTCGCCCATCGCATGCGCTGCGAGCATTCCGGCGAGCAGTAGCGCTGTTTCCGATGCTTGAGAAAGATATACCCGCACTGCGGGCACGCCCGAATGCGGTTCACCACGCTACTGATGGCGGCACTGAGCGCCGAGATACAGGCTCGCTCCAAACGGGTCACCATCTCCGTCGTGTCGTCCCTGCGACTCATTCGGGCAGCTCGTGGATGACGCGCACGACGGCGGCAATCTGCTGCACCTGCTCCTGCGGCTTGCCGAGCGTGCGGTCGAGCACGTCGCGGCTGGCGGCATAGGCGACGGTCGGGAACTCTTCCTGGGCAATGAGCTTGGCGAGGCGGTCGATGGCGGGGTTCTGGAGCGCGCGGAGGCGGTCCATCGCGGCCAGCTTGACTTGGGGTGCGGCGCCGCCATGCCAGCGGCAGACCGTGCCTCCAGGGATGGCGCGGCGTCCGCAGGGCTTGCCGGATTGCTTGGAGTGCGCGCTGCACATGCGCGGAGGCATGGGGTCACGCGCAGACATAGGGTTGCGCTGGACGAGCGGACCACGGGGAGCGTGGGGCTGTGCGGTAGTCATCGCTCAAGGAGCTTCTGACATTCGCGGAGCGTCCGGGAAATCTCGTCTAGTTGGTCGGATGTCAGTCTGCGCGCCAAGAGCGCGAGGTCAGCCAAACGTCCGGCCCGCGCCGCAAGGTTGACTCGTTGGTCGCGTACCGCATCCACCAGCGCCGAGGACGACGTCCACTGTTCACTCACTTCTCCCCCAATCCCCGATTTCAATTACTTACGGCTCGGCATGGCGCTCGCTCTCCGCATCTTCCAAGCTGCGGGTCAGCATGGCGAGGGCGCGCTTGAGGAGCGCATTCTCGTCGGCGAGTTGCGTGGCACGCGCCTCGGCGGCTTCGGCCCGGAGCCGATAGGCGGTGAGCGCCGTCTGGAGCGTGGCGTTGACTTTCATCGGAACCGCGGCAAGGGGATGTCCCCGACAAAGACCTGCAAGAGCCAGAGAATCAGAAACAGCACCACGAGCACGCGGATGATGACTTTAATCGGCGGGCTGAGGGGCAGATAGGTCTCGATGAGCCAGAGCACGACGCCGATGACGACGAGCACGAGCAGGAGCTGTATCAGTCCCATCGGGGTCCTCCATCCGAGCTAATAACGGCGGCACGTCTTCGCCCGACTGCAACACGCACGTCGCGCGGTGTCTCGCCGGGATGCGCAGCCGCAGTCGGCACCAGTAGCAATCGCACGGCATCAATGCGGCCTCGACGGGCGCTGGCGCGACGGGCGCTCGTCGTCGTCGCTGAGCGCGTGACTCACCCGATCGCGGAGCGTGTCGAGTTCGTGGTCCTGCGCCGCACAGGCCCACTCGAGGTCGCTCACCCGGCCATCGAGCGCACAGACCGCCCGCTCGAGCGCGGTGACGCGCAGTGTCAGCGCGCGCAATGCGTCGAGGACCTCATCCATCGGCCCGCTCGACCGTGCCCGTGATCACCATGCGCGGGCGGTAGGACTCATAGGGCTGGAGCTTCGAGCCCCACTTCGTCAGGCGCACCTGGGACGCCTGCTGCGCGGCGATGCGGAAGGCTTCGTCCTCGGTGCGGGTCTCGGCGATGAGCACGGGCCGGAGCTCGGTGCCGTGCTGCTCGAGGCGGAACAGCTGCCACCAGTTCGGGTGTCGCGATTGAATCGGCGGCCAGTCCTGGAGGTCTGGCACTTTCGGGAAGTCCTCGACGGGCCTCTCAGGCTCACGGCCCTTCGGCAGGTCGGCGGTACGCTGGGGGCGATAGTGCGACCGTTGCGTCCAGAACCAGGCCATGGTCACCCCTCGGGCTGGTCGCGACGGGCCAGCAGCTTCTTCAGGGCGACTACGGTGGCGAGGTCCGACGCCTCACTGCCACTCGCGGCGGGCGGGGTCGCCGTGCCGGGCTTGACCTCGACGTCGATGTCCCCGATGGCGCGGAGCGAGGTGAGGCTCCGCAGCACAATCGGCAAGTCGACGGGACCATGCGCCCGCTGTGGCTGCGCCTGGGCGGTCTCGAGCGCGGCGAGCTGCGCGTAGACGGGCACCAGGGCGTCGTCGATGAGCGCGTTGACCTCGGCCTCGGTCAGGCCACCCGAGGGGGGCGGCGGCGAGGTGCCGTCCTCGGGCGTGACGATGGGCGGGCCGCCCAGGTCCCGCCATTCCCACACCAGCGAGCCCGGTGTCGGACCATCGCGCAGCGGACTCACGGGGTGCGCGTAATAGCCCAGCTCGTCGGGCGTGGCGGTGGGGAGGAACACCCGACCGGCGATGCGCCCGTCGCTGCCAATCTGCTGCGTCATGGCGTGATGCGGCATCGCGGCGTCAGGCACCTCACCCGGCGGGAGGCCGGCGGGGATGGTGCTCGCGCCGAGCACGGCGGCGTAGTCGTCGGCGGGTTGCCCGACGGCGCGCTGAATCAGCGAGAAGAAATAGCGGCCGTAGTCGTCGAAGGTCATGCGGGCTCTGCCTCCCGTCTAGTGTCGCCTACGGCGTCAAGGGGCGTGGTCTCGGCGACGGTAATCACCACGCCGGGGTTGCACCCGGCGAAGGCGTAGCCCTTGCTCGCGTGGAGCTCGGTGACGGCGGCGTCGTCGCCGAAGAGCACGCCGGCCAGCGCATCGAGCACGGCGCGCGCCAGCTTGTCGACGTCGGGCTTCGTGACATGGTGGACGATGCGCTTCGGGTACGAACTCGGCCGCGGCAGCGCGAAGGTGCAGGTCACCGACACCGGGCCGTCGAAGGGGGCCGTCTGCGCGCGGGACTGGACGGCGGCGGCGGTGATGGCGAGCTGCCAGCCCTTGACTTTCGGGTTGTCGCTGGTGACCACGGCGCGCGGGCTGACGCCGGCGGCGTAGGCGTTCACCGCCCAGCGGCGCGGGACGAAGGCTTTGGTCGAGCCCTTCGGCTGCGGCAGGCCGTGGACCGTCAGCGTGACGCGGCGAGCCGTGGCGGTCGTGGTCATGCGGCGTGGGTCCGCTTGCGCAGTCGGTCCATCACTGCCCCGACGAGACTCCCGACCGACGCCCATCCCCCAGCGCGTTCACGCGGTCCCCCCGTGTCCCATCGCCTCGGCGGCGGCAGCCGCTTGACCGCCGGCGTGGCTGGGAGCGGCCGTGGCCCGCGCGTCTTGACCATCGCCTGCTCGACGGCGGACATCGCGCGCGCGAGTTGCTCCGCGGCTGGGAGCAGAAACCCCCAGCGCGCCAGCGTGTCCTTCGCACGGGCTTTCCACTCCGCGTCGTCCATTGACGGCTCGGCGTCCAGCAGACCCCGCAAGAGGGCGCAGAGTTGCTGGAAGCTGATCGGTTTGAGCTCGTCCGGGTCTCGCATGGGACTTTTCCACAGGTTTTCCACAGGTTTTGCACACCGCCGCGATTTGTGCGGCGGTAGGTTTTGATCTTGATCTAGTTCCCTTCAGTTCCCTTCAGTTCAGTTCTCTTTAGTTAGGCGGGAATCTCCCGCGTGTTCCTGGAAATTCCCGGAAGTTCCCGGAGGGTCTGGGAACTTACTGACCGTGCGCTTGTGTAACCCGGTTTGATGCCCGTCGAACTGCAGGACTTGGAGCACCATGTCGCCGTTCGCCTCATAGAGCACCACCAACCCGCTGGCGGCCATCTGCTGTAGGGCGCGCTCGAAGTCCGCGAGCGGGCGCGGCGAGGTGGGGAGCACTTGAAACTTCACCGTGAACGCATCCCCCGACAGGCGCCCGTAGTCATCGGCATGCGACACGAGCAGCGGGAAGAGCATCTGGCAGAACTCCGTCAGGTCGCCGGCCGCGGCGAGATCGGCAAACTTCCGGGAGGTACTCAGCGACTTGGAAATCATGCGGCCCCGCGCCATAAATCACCGATCGCTGCGCTCGAGATAGTCGTTGACCCAGGCGCGCTTGAAGCGAATCAGCTTGCCGACGCGCGTCCCGCGGAGCTCGCCCCGCACCATCAGGCGGCGCACGGTCTTCGGGTCCACACTGAGCAGCTGCCCGACTTCCTCGATGTCGAGCACCTTGAGCGGGTCGTCGTAGGCCGTCGTACCTTTGGACTTCATGCGCCCCCTACTCCCCATGGCTGGACTCGCCGTCATGCAGCCGCAGGTCCGCCGCCCGTGGACGCGCCAGCCGCGCGCGCCAGTATTCTGGGTCGGGGTCCTCGGTCTCGATGCTCAGGAACTCCGACGCGAACAGCCGCACCGCGTCCACGAAGTCGAAGAACGCCTGCCCCGACAGCTTCGACGTGCGGCGCCGGTCGATGTCGAGCTCCAGCACTTCCCCGCTCGTCCGGTTGAAGAACTCCACGCGCTTCCGCTCGCTCGGCAGGAACCGCTCGACCATCGCGTCGTGAATGTCGTCCACCGTGTGGCCGGTGTAGGCCGCGATCTCGCGGTAGACGTGCCCCCACAGGTAGCGATTGGCTTGCTCGCTGCGGCGGTCGCGATGCGCCTCGACCGTGAGGTCGATGTGCTGGCCGCGGAAGGTGCGGATGGCCTCCTGCAGGTCGAGCAGGACGTCGGGGTTGGCAATCACGCCCGCGCCGGTGACGAAGACCGCGCGGAAGGTCATACCGGCGGCCCCAGCGCCTTGGCGCGCACCCGTTGCCACTCGGCGAGGTGGTGGTCGGTGAGGTACTTGCGCAGGTCCTTGGCCGACTTGTTCCAGGCCGCCTCGAGCGCGTCCTTGCCCTCGTCGGCGACGGCCTGGAGGTCATCCCACCAGCGGTCGAAGCCGGTCGGCTTGGGCGTGGGGGGCTTCGGTGGGGGCGGCGGCGCCACGCGCCCCACCGGGCCACTGCCGCGGCCTTCGGCGGCTTCCCCATCGTCGTCCTCGGGGGCGATGCCCACCAT